CGGTGCTGATGGTACTTTTCATCGTGATCTCATAAGCCGTGGTAACGCTGATTTCAGAAGCACTCTTCTCAACGTTGTCAAAAAATTCCGTGAATTCCCTGAAAATGCGGTTGTTTACATCATTCATGGCTTGCTCCTTTATGCTGCTGCCAGCACCATCTTGTAAGCCTTGTCGATCATGGGGTTACCCTCTGCGGTGCGCAGGAACAGGTTTTCGTTGTAGTTTTTGGTCTTGCGGAGAGGGTCTGCGTGGGTGGCAAAATCAGAGACTGCGTTGATAAAGCGCCAACCGTTCTTGCCGACCCATTCCAGATCCGGTGCGTTGTAGTAGCGAGTCTTCAGATCTTCCTGCAAGCGCAGGTTATTCTTCCGCTGGCAATCGGACAGGTCCTCAGAAATCGGGAAAAAATCATTGATGAACTCCTGCACCTTGTGATCGGATAAATCGATGCGAGCCAGCTCTTCGCCACGGTTGCCGAGTTCAATCATATAGTTGCTGGCCAGCTGCAGGGTCTCACGGGCATCCTGCACGCGGAGCAGAACATTTTCGGTGTGGCGTGCAGTCCAGCTGCGCTTTGCAGTATTCAGCGCGAGGTTCAGCGTGTTCTGGCAGACTACACGGATCGGAGTCATGGCCACTTTCACACCAGAACTTCCGTCATGACTGTTGAAGATCACAAGATATGGTACTACCTGATCTCCAGCGATAAGATATTTCCTCGGAAGCCTTGCCAGCATCCAGACCTTCTTGCCGCCCTGCAAAGAACCGGCAGTTTCGTAAGTAACGCCCTCGCCCAACAGGTCATCCGTGAACTGAAATGCTTCTTCGTTCTGCACAATGCGGTAGCGGTCGGATACTACACCCAGAACAGCATCATCAGTGCTGCGGACATTTGCGCGATAGCCGGGGATCATAGAACCCGTGCCGGAATAGATATTACGGCTTTCCACCTGCCAATCCAGACCGGCCAGTTCCAAGGCTTCACGGCTTGCAGGGGCATCCATGATGATACGGCCAAGGCCGTGCCAAGGGGTCTCACGGACAGAGAACATCGTTTCAACATTTGCGGGCATAGTAAAATCTCCTTTTCAGTGTACTGTGATCAATTGTTGTTTTCCATTTCTTCAGCGATGCGGACGAGGACTTCCACCAGGACGGTGCCAACCTCTTTGACGATTTCGGACCAAAAGTTCATAATGCTTTCTCCTTTCTGCGCAGCTGCGCTTTAAAATACGATGGTAATAATGATAGTGATGGTGCGGAATAACAAAATGCTCACCTCCAGACATAAAAATAGCCCCTGAGTCTTTCGACTCAGAGGCTTTTGATCATGATTATTATATCTGGGTGAAAAATGGGAATTTGAGAAAGCTAAAGAGAGGGATTTATCATAAAAAATTATAATGCAGGACGAATTTGCGCTAAAAGAATCCGGTCCGCCGGAAGCCATGGAACAGAATCAAGCTCCTCTTTAGTCAGCCAGCGTGCAGCCTCGGCTTCTTTCAGCACCAGTTCGCCGGAAACCACCTCGCACCAGAAACAGTCCATGGAAAGATGGAAGGTCGGATAATCGTATTCAATGGTACCAATCAAATCGCCTACCGCGATCTCGGTATCCAGCTCTTCCCGGATCTCTCGTTTCAGTGCCTGCTGCGGGGTTTCACCCGGCTCGATTTTGCCACCCGGGAACTCCCATCCGCCCTTATATTCGCCGTAGCCGCGGGCGGTGGCATAAATTTTATGTTTCGTCTGAATATCGTCGCAGATCACAGCTGCAACAACGCGAACAACCTTCATGATATTCTCCTTTTAACCGACCACCAGCTTGTTGGTCTTTTTGAGGAACTTTGCAGGGATCGGGCGGTCCAGCTTCCATGTGATGTTCATGGGGCGGGAGCCCTCGTGCTTCACGTAGTTCACTGTGCCCAGATAGGTATACGCCCCTGCACCGCCAAAACGGGCATCTGCCTTGAACTCGCGCACGAACAGCAGAACCCGGCTTCCTTTTTCCCGGTGATGGATGTAGCGCTGCCCGGTGGAAGAGTTTTCGGCGGTGGTGCTCTGGCTCTGCCAGTTGAACAGGCTTTCGTTGATGGAATAATCCTTGTACATGGTGGTGGGGGAGTAATCCTTGTCTGCCTTGTTCAGGGTCACAAAGAATACGTCCAGCTGCTTTTCCGGCAGCCATTTCACACCCTCGCGGACGGTAGCAGGCTTCAAAAAGTCCAGCGCCACCAGCAGTTGGTCGCGGGTATAGGTGCAGTGCAGGTCCAGCGGACAACCAAAGCCTACATCCACAGGTTCGTCGATAAAATCAATGCGGTCATATTGATACTGCAAAAGTGCCTGCAGTTCCCCCAGCAAAACGGGACTATCCGAGAGAGCATACAGGTTATCGAGAACTTCTTCATCCTCCCAGCTTTCTGCAGTTTTGCCCCAGAGGGTCACATAAAACATTTGCAGCATCCGCTGCTCTACCGGCGGCAGGGCTGCAAAGTCGGTGTTATCCAATTTCGGCAGAAGCTCCAGCAAAAATCGAATCCACCTGCGGGAATCCACGACCGCAAAGCGGGCAAGGGCTTTGGTCATAGTTTCTTCCAAAGGCTCTGCAAAATCGAATGCCGCCCCTGCGCGGACGCACAGTCTGCTGAAGCAGATCTTTTTGCTGTAAATCGCACGCGGGTCAAGATGGTAGTAGTCGAGGAAGTTCCCGAGTGTCAAAGGCAGGCCGGTATCCTCGGTAAAGGCAGCCGCCCGCGCCACAAGCCCGGAGGTGCGGTCATAGGAGGCGCTGATATTATCCAGCACATACTTTGCGGCAATTTTTTCCAGCTGAATATAGCAGCCTTTGGGTGCAGAGACAAAGCCCTCTTTAAGCTCCCGACTGACGCTGCGGGTGGTGTTCGAGAGCAGTGCTGCGAATTTCTCCTCAAAATTATACTTTTTGTTGGCCTGCCCGATGAAATCCAAAACGGTCAAGCAATCCTTGTTTTCTGCCAGACGCAGACCACGCCCCAGCTGCTGCAAAAACACGGTCAGCGACTCGGTAGGGCGCAGGAACAGCACAGTGTTCACCTCGGGGATATCCACACCCTCGTTGTAAATGTCCACCACAAAGAGGAATCGGAGCTTCCCGGAAACCAGCCGCTGCTTGGCGGCGTTGCGCTCCTCGTCAGGAGAGTCGCCGGTCAGTGCCATAGATGGAATGCCGTGGGTATTAAAGTAGCGCGCCATGAATTGGGCATGAGCGATGGAAACGCAGAAGCCCAGACCCTTTACCTCGTCGATATCGGTGACATATTTCAGGATGGAGTTCACCACAAGGTCAGCGCGGCGCTCCGCCACCATGCCGCTGAGGGTGTACAGGTTGGACAACTCGTTTTTATCGTAGCCGCCGGTACGCCATTTCAGGCTGCTCAGATCTGCGGTGTCGGTGACGCCGAAATATTGGAAGGGACAGAGCAGTTTCCGGTCGATCGCTTCCGGCAGACGGATCTCGGCGGCAATGCGCCCGCCGAAATAGTCCAGAACGCTTTTGCCGTCCATACGTTCCGGGGTAGCGGTCAGTCCAAGCAGGATCTTCGGCTGGTAATATTCCAACAGCTTCTGATAAGTGGGTGCAGCTGCATGATGGAACTCGTCCACAACGATGTAATCGTAAAAATCTGCTGCCGTTTTGGCGGCAAGCTCCTGAGAATTGAAGGTCTGGATGGAAACAAACAGATGATCAATGCTGTCGGCTCTGTGACTGCCCACATACAGTTCGCCGAAATTGGCATCCTTCAGTACCGCCCGGAAGGTGTACAGGCTCTGCTTCAGGATTTCCTCTCGGTGTGCCACAAACAGTAGACGGCAGGGCTGCCCCGGATACTGCCTGCAGAAGCGCTTGTAATCCAGTGCAGAGATCACAGTTTTGCCGGTGCCGGTGGCGGCGACTACCAAGTTGCGGTTGTAACCCCGAACGGTGCGCTCGGCATCCAGTCGGTCCAGAATTTCCTGCTGGTAGGAATAGGGCAAAATATCCAGGGTATAGATCCCGCTGTGGTCGGTCTCGCTGTATTTTTCAGCCTTCAGGGCGCGGGTCAGCCGTTCCCGCTGCCCTTCATCGTAATATTCAAACTCGCTGGAGTTCCAGTAGCTTTCAAAGGTGGCTGCGATCTTTTCGATGGTCTCCGGCAGGTCCTTTCGGGTCACCTTGACGTTCCATTCCAGACCGCTGGAAATTGCCGCATTGGACAGGTTGGAGGAGCCTACATACGCCGTAGTAAAACCGGTGTCCCGGTAAAACACATAGGTTTTTGCGTGGAGCCGGGTACGCTTGGTGTCGTAGCTGACCTTGATCTTCGTATTGGGCAGTGCGCGCAGCTCCTCGATGGCTTTCACGTCCGTAGCGCCCATATAAGAGACTAACTATTAAAAGTCAAGCCCCAAAATGAAAAAATCCCCTAAAATCCGTCAACCATTCGCTGCCCATGACAAACA